CCTTCATATGCCTTAACTTTATCTTGTCACCATGTTCTAACTTTCCTTTATTACAATAGAGTTAACTCTCCAGTTAATCTTTACACAACAAGCTATACCTTCATATGCCTTAAACACAACTAACCACCATGCTCTAACTTTCCTTTATTAAACTTAAAAAATCTATAAATATAAATACACTAGTGGTTCAAAAAAGGAGAACTAACAATGGAAAACGAAACAACGAAAGAATTAATGAAAGTCGACTCAAAAGGTAGACTAAGACCAACGACTCACAATAAAAGGTTATCAGAAAAGGATATTATCTTCTGTAACTCATATGTTCGTGGTGATTCAATTAAAGACTGCCTTAAAAATGCTAACTTATCATCTAGTCCCAGTTGCGCTTACGATTTACTCGCGAAAGATTACATTAAAGATTATATACAACAGGTCAGAGATGAGTTAGTCCGAACTGCTGCAATTGACGTTAAGTGGTTAGTCGCAAGGTGTATGACTGTGTTTGTATTTGCATCTGAGATAATTCAAGATGACAAAGGTAACTTAAAGCTTCGTGATCCAAAGACTGCTTGTAGTATGGCTAAGATTTTAAGCGAGAGTTTGCCTGATTTCTCTACTAAAGTTGATGTAACAGTAAAGCAATTACAGACTTTCAATATCGGAGAACAGGAGATTTCTTTTTATTAAAGTGCATTTGAGCGACTCCAAGTGCGTTTGGCCGATATCCTTGTAATATGAAACTTAAATCATATAAATAATTGTATGAGTAAAGATTAGACCTTTACTTAATACAATTTAACAAGGAGATTAGTAATGAAAAAAAGAATTAAGAGAGTAACCAAGCCAAGTTTTGATTTTTCTGTTGTCAAAAGTCTAATTGGTAAAGTGCCTGACAATTATATTTCAGACATGTGTGGGTGTTCAAGATCAACTGTTACTTATTACAGACAACGAAATAAAATTGACAGTTATAGAAAGCTTTGTAGTGAAGTATTTTGTTAATTATGAATAATATTAGACTGACCAAAAAAAGAAAATAAAATTAAAGTGAGAGTCAATTGATACATTTCAGAAATTCTTGGTCGGTCTATTCTGATTTTTTATCAATGTGACTCTCTTTTTATTGTGAGGTATTATGAAAAAGACTTGTAATAAATGTTGTGTTGAAAAAGATTTGAGTGAGTTTCATAAGAACAAAGATAAGAAAGATGGGTTGCAATCCGAGTGCAAAGATTGTATGCGAAATAGACTTGAAGTATATAGGAATCAGAATAAAGTGAAAGTGAAAGAATATTATCAAAACAATTTAGAAAAGTTTAGAGCGCACCAAAATGATTATTATAACAATCATAAAGAAGAAATTAAAATTTACAAAAATAACAGACTTAAAACTGATCCAATATACAAGTTGAAGCATAATATCCGTGGTCTAATTGGGAATTCATTCAAGCGTCAGGGTTACACTAAGTCATCAAGAACTTATAATATTCTTGGTTGCACACATCAAGAGTTCCAAAATCATCTATTTTCAAACGCAATTGAACGCTATCCTGATTTCACTCCTAGTGATTACTTAACAACGAACAAGTACCATATTGATCACATTAAACCTTTAGCTCTTGCCAAAACTATAGAAGAGGTAATTGAATTATGTCATTACACTAACTTACAAATTTTAACTGCTGAAGAAAATATGACAAAGGCTGATTCATATGAAAGTTAATAAAGAAGTCTTATTCCAACCATTCGCAAAGCAGCAACAATTTATTGAAGCAACTTTTAATAAACAATATAAATTCCTTTTGTATGGTGGTGCGATTCGTGGAGGAAAGACTTATGTTGGACTCGCAATATTAATAATGTTGTCAAGATTATATCCAAATTCAAGATGGGTTGTTGTTAGAAAAGACTTACAAGTACTAAAACGAACAACCATTCCATCATTCAATAAACTAGTCCCATCTAATTTTGTAAAGACTTTCAATCAAACTGATTATGTTTGTAAATTTACAAATGGTTCAGAGATTCTTTTCATGGGAGAAAATTATGATTCCGATAAAGAATTAAATAGGTTTCGTGGACTTGAGTGTAATGGATTCTTATTGGAAGAAGTTAATGAATTACAAGAAGCAACTTTCAACAAATGCATAGAACGTTCTGGTTCATGGATTATTCCCAATATGCCTGAACCAAAAGTTATATGTACTTGCAATCCCTCAAAAGGATGGGTCAAGTCACTATGGTATGACAAGTTCATTAATAACACATTAGAGCAACCTTTCTTTTATTTACCATCAAAGATCACAGATAACCCTCACATTCCAAAGTCTTACATTGATTCACTTAAAAGTCTTCCCATTCAAATCTATAGAGTCTTTGTTGATGGAGAGTGGGAAGGTAGTGATGAACCAGATCAATTAGTTGCTTGGAATGAAATCTATAACTGCTTGGAACCAAATATAATTGAAGAAGATAGTTTAGATTTATCATATTATCTTGGAGTTGACGTTGCAGGGCATGGTAAAGATAAAACTGTAGCAATCGTAATGAAAGGTAATGACATTGAAGAAATAATAACGTATGATGAGACATCAATAACAGAAGTAGTGCAAATGATCAAAAGACTTATAAATAAATATAACTTAGATGCTGATAAAATTTGTGTTGATGGTGCTGGACTTGGAGCTGGTGTTATTGACATATTGAATGATGACAATATACATGTAGTCAACTTCATAGGTGGCTCCTCAGTCATTCCAGACACATCAAACTTTCGTTATAAAAATCTCAGAGCACAGTGTTATTGGTATTTGAAAATTGCTTTTGATGAACATAAGATTGGAAATATGAAGTTTTCAGATAAACTTCAAGCTGACTTATCAACTATTCGCTATTCAATTGAAGGAGACAAGCAAATTAAAATAGAATCAAAACAAGAATTAAAGAAAAGAATTGGAAGGAGTCCTGACTTAGCTGATGCTCTAAGTTATGTCTATTGGGCGAAAATACACGATAAAATTGATGTAATTCCAGGTGTGTATGTTTTCTAATTAGTATAAATATTATAACGTAAAGTCCATTAAAAGAATATTTTTAAATTATTTGGAGTATCAACATTATGAATCTTAATGACATTTTCTCATTTATACAACAAGATCAGTCTGAAATAGGCATAGCAAATCAAATCAAAAGTTTCCCATATCAACACCAAGTATGGATTTATGCGTGTATCAGTCTAATCACAAACAATTTATCATCTCTTGGAAAATATATCCTAAACACAAGAACTAATGAGAAGATTGAAAGTCATCCTGCTTTGGATTTATTGGACTTTAGTAATGCAGAAGTCTTTGGAGATATGTTGTTACAAAATATCATTGTAAATATGTTGCTTGATGGTCAGATGTTTATTCTTCCTGATGATCACCAATACTTCAATAGAGGTCAAATCCCAGTTGCGATTTATCCGACTCAAGACAAATATATTGAAGCAAAGTTAAATAATTTCAACATTATTGATACTTGGGTTTATAATCCTAGTTCTGGAAAACAAATTGAATACAATGCTGGTCAAGTTATTAGAATTAATTTTTATAACCCATATAATAAAGCAAAGGGACTAGCCCCGATTCAAGCTGTACTTCACACAATATTTCAAGATGCAAACACAGTAGCATTTATTAATAGTTTCTTTAAGAATAATTGTCAGATTGCAGGTGTACTTTCAACAGATAAAACATTGACTAAAGAACAAGCTGAGTTCATTTCATCTCAATTCGCACAAAAATATAGTGGTTTGGATAATGGATTCAAAACACCAGTACTTCACAGTGGACTTGAATATAAAGCAATCGCTTCAACATTTAAAGATATGCAATTCCAAGATCAACAAGAATACATTAAAGAAAGAATATTAGCTGCTTTTAAAGTCCCTAAGAGTCTTGTCGCAGATTATTCAGAAGTAAACTATAGTAATTCTGTTACTGCAAAGCAAACTTTTTGGAAAGAAGGTTTGATGCCAATTGATTCAATTATTAACGAAGCTTTCACATATCAGTGGATTAGAAAGATTAATCCAGACTGGGTTTTAAAGTCAGACTATTCCAAGATTGAAGAGCTTCAAGAAGTTCAGAATGATAAAATTAATGCTTATAAAACTCTTATTGATACTGGATTACCAAGAGAAGAAGTCGCAAGAATACTTAACATTCCAATTGACTGGGAGAACGTTGAAGAACTTGAAGCTGAAGTTGAAGATGTAGTAGAGCCAGTAGAAGTTGAATCTCAAGAGACTTCTGGGACTTCAGCACAACCAGATGAAGAAGAAATGATT